AGGCGGCCAATATTACTCACCACGTGACCGATGGCCAGTCCCGCTAAGAGGACGCCAAGGGCTTTGAGTGCGGGCGTAAGGTGTTCAATCACGGCCTTGGCACGCTTGGCGTAGGTGATCAGTGGACCCCAGAAGGCACCGAGCAAGGACTCTCCGCCGTCCAGGGAGGTTATGAAGTCATCGACCAGGGCCACTAGGGCCACAATCCCCGCAATCAGCCAGGTGACCGGGTTCAGCGCAAAGGCCCGGGCCAGCACCGCGCCCACGGCCAGCAGCACCGCTTTCCAGCCAATGGTCTGATTCACCGCGCTGTTCACGGCACGGATGAAGTTCCATACGGCGGTGCCCGCTGCAATTAAGACTTGGACCACTTTGCCGATACCATCACGCAGTTGCTCTTTATTGGCAATCAACCAGTGTTTGGAGTGCTCAATCAGCCGGGTGAAGGCCGGTGCCACCCCAATGGCAATGTTGGTCCGTAAGGCCCCCAGCACCACGCGCAGGCGTTCCATCGCATCGCCATACTCCAGCGCGGTATCGGCACCATCAGCGGTGATGACGCCTAGATCGTGTGCCTCTTTGAAGACGCCGTTTAACGCCTCACGACTCAGGCGCAAGGTTTGCAGCATCGTGGCATCCATGCCCAGGTTGGCCAGGATGGACTGCTGTTGTGGTGCCGACAAGCCACGGATTTTTTCTTGCACATCGCCCAGCATGTCGCCAACGGATTTAACGGAGCCATCGGCCTGTCGGGCCTGCAAGCCCAGCTTCTGGAACAGCATGGCCCCGCGCCCCACCCCATTGGCGGCTTCGCCTATTTTTTGGGACAAGGATTCAATAGAACGGGTCGATGCCTCCACAGAGGAGCCATTCAAACGCGCCGCATAGCCCAGCTCCTGGAGAAAGGACAGGCTGGCTCCGGTGCGCTGGCTGGCGCTGTTGAGGGCATTGAGTTCGCTTAAGGCGCTGCCGACAAAGCGATTCATTCCGGCCAGCGCCCCTCCCATGGCGGCGGCGGCCACCGTCACGAGGCCCGTAACGCGGGTCAGGCCGGTGCTAAAGGTGTTGAAGCCTGAGGTATCAGCGACCGCGCCAAGGCGGATCAGGAATTCGTCGAGAATCATCGCAGGGGGTTAGTGCGTCATGCTGGAGGGCATCCCATTCCACCATCGCGGTGTGGAAGGCACAGAGGTCACTGAGGGAGTACACGGTGCGCAGTTGGTCAAGGTCGCAATAGCCGCGCATGATCGGTGCCCAGAGAAACCAGTCGGTTACTGTTTCTCGGCGCTTGGCATGGGATTCAGCTCCTGAAAGGCCGCCATGCCGCCAGCGAAAAAATCGCTGTATTGATACTTGACTCCTTCCATCAAGACGCGCAATAGATGGGTGCGGCGGGTGTTGAAGTGCTCATTGAGCCGATCTGGGCTGAGCCGGTAGGTGGTGCCCTCGGGGGTCTTGATCGCGGTCTGTTCAAACACCAGGGCTTCTATCTCGGTCACCGCAGGGTCGCCCAGATGGCTTAGAAGCGTCCCCAGGGCAACGGAGGCGGTGCCTTGGGTGTTGGCCAGGGCGTCGGCATCCATCCCCCGCAGTAGCACCCCGGCGCGTTTGAGCGATTGCCAGGCCGCCATCGCATTGGCCGGGGTCATCAGGTAGGTGAGTCCCTCTATCTCAAAACGATGTTCATTGTTCATGCGTTGCCAAAGCCTTTTTCTAGGGTGATGTCCATCACTTCAAACACCAGTGTCCAGGTTTCTGGATTGTGTCCGGCGCCCCGGGTAAATCCTGGGGGGGTGGTGAAATACCCTTGGGTGGCTGTCACCACGTCCTGATTCAACAGGTCACGGATATCCAGGGTGAAGGGGGTGAAGGACTGGATCGCGCCGCGTTGCTGCGCCAGTCGCCTGCTCAAAAAGGCGTTGTCGGCGCTGTGCTGTTTGATTTTCAACGTTAAGGTGCCGGACCGATCCGCGTTGGCGACAAACACGCCCGTGCCGCTGGCCCCGATGGTGTAGGCACCGGCATCGGCATTGTGTTTGGCGTCGATGACGTCCGTGCCATCGGCCCAGTCTTTGATCTGGGTTCCATTGAGCAGCACCGACACTTGTTTGGGGTCGAAGACGGACATGGGATTCCTTTATCGGTCGAAGTTGATGATGACGTCCACCGCATGGATGGCACCGGCCAGCTTCACGGCGATCTGAAGTGGCGGTGCCCGGCGCGCTTGGCGATCAGAGGTCGATAAGGTGTCCACTGAATCAGCCCAGACATAAAAACCAGCCTCCAGGTAATCGCCCGTGGCCAGCGCACCGAAGGCCTGCCCGTTCCAGAGGCCAGGGGCCAAGGCACCGTTACGGACCCCTTCTTGGCAAACTTTTTTGCAGGCCGCGATCAGCAGGTGGGTGCCTGCATCCGTCAGCGGCACCTTGGTTGGGCTGCGATGCAGGACGGCAAACACCTCCTTTTGCACCGCATCCACCAGCCAATCCAGCAGATGGACTTCATCAAAGAAGCGCCCGCCAAGACAGGTGCCTTCGGCCACCATCGCCACATCATCAACGTAGGCGTAATAGTTGATGCCTAAACGCACGCATTGGGCCACCTGGGTCTGTGTCAATTGATCTGCGGCCACCCCGGGCAGGTGCTTAAATTTCATGGTCAGGGCGGCGTTGTTGGCGCTGAAGTTCACCGATAACGCACGGGCCAACCACGAGATCACCGCGTAGGGGTCTGTGGTGTCGTACAGCACCACGGTACGGTCATGCCCCGATGCATTGAGTTGTCTGAACACATTGGTTTTTTTAAAGTCCAAATGCGCCGCCTCGCGGGTCGTCCATCCCATGATTTTTTTGTCTGCCGCCTGGATCCAGGCGGAGGCGGATCGGATCTGCGTGTCTGTCAATGTCTCATCGGCCACCGCAGCGGCATACCAGCCTGGGGTGAGTGCCTGCAAGGCCGCAAAGGCCTCCGGCAGTGTCTCGGCCTCCATGGTGTCAGCGTTGTTGCCGATGGTCAGGCGGGCCTGATCGGCTTCAAGCTTCAGCCAGTGCCCGACATAGGTGCCAGAGGGACTGCGCTGCTGTGCATAGCCAATGGCGTGATTTCCTCCGGCCACGGCAGCATAGAGTTCAAAGCAGCCATTTAAAAATCGGCAATTCACTCCAAACTCATCCAGTGCGTTATTCAACACACCTGCCACTTGGGAGAAGGAGGTGGCCGTGGTGAAATTCAGCTTGGATAAGGTGACATCCACACCATAGATGCGAATGGAAAAACAGCCGTCATCCACGCCCTTGTACCACGTATCCCCCTGGGCAATCGCTCCGGAGGTGAGTGTCGTTGGGGAGGCGGCAATGTGTTGTTTAAAGCGATTCCAGCGCGCCACCATCAGCTGTTTGGGGCGGGGGCTTTGTGCAAAAAAGCGACCGGTGGCGGCGGCGGTTTTGGAGTAACTTCCGAAGGCGCGTTCTACCTCGTTTTGAGTGCTGGCATCCATGAAGCGTGTTTTGGTATCGACAAACACGCTGCCCGCTTCGGGGGTGAACACGGCCAGCCTCCCAAAGTCACGACGGGGTGCTGACTGGGGCTGTCCATTGAGTTGCACATTGACAATGTTTGAAAGCGCTAGCGCCATTTACTGGGTCTCCGGTGCCGTCATGGTCACGCTGGCGATGTGACCGGTGCGGGTGTGAATATGGATGTCTGCGCTGTCCACAGCAGCCAGGGTGGTCACCACACGGTGGTGGTGGGTGATCTGTAATTCGATCCGGGCGCGGGCTTCATAGCCGCCGCCCACAATGGCCGAGAGGTCTTGGGCAGCCGTGACGGACACCAGGCCCGCACGTAAGGCGCGCAGCCCTGCCGTGCCCGCCTCGCAGGACAGTAACGCCTGTGCCTGCAACACCAGTTCATAGGCGCCCGTGCCGTAGGCATTCACACTGATATGGTGCAGATAGGCACAGGTGATGCTCTGCTGGCGGCCATCAAATACGCAGCACGCCGCTCCCAAGGGGGAAGAACGCAGGCGCTTCACCGTCACAAACGGTGCTGCTCCACAGGGGGCGGCTTGGTCGGCAGGACGGACGGTTCCTTCAGGTAAGGCCAACAGCCGCCGCAGTAGGGTGCGCAGTCCCGTCATGTCGAACGGCGATACCGTGGTAGTAGCCATACTCGGACCAGTTGGAAAGTTGCGCGATGCGCCAGGTGGTGTCCTGGTAGTGCACCAGATCACCAACGCACAGCGCGTCCTGACTCATGATTTTTTTGGAGGGCAAATAGCGCTGCCCTTCTGGAAGCAATTGCAGGTCATCGGGTTTGACCGGATGCAGGATCGCTCGCACAGGGTGCGCAACGCTGTCCTGGGTCCAGGTGCCATCGGCACGATAGTGCCCGTGGTCACGGTGCACCGTGACTGTTTGGGCAAAGCGTGGATTGCCAAACAGCGCGCTAATCTTCAGCATCGCGCACCTCATAGGTGATCGACTGGATCATCTGGCCGGTATCGATCAGGGGCGCGCTGGACCCTTTGCGCTGGATCGTTTGGGGCTTCAGGGGGGCAAGATCAGCGTGGCGGAGCGTCGCCTTGACATCGCCTGCGGCCACCGTCCCTAGTAGGTTCAGGGCAGTGTCTACGCTCATCGCATCACGCAGCACTGCGCGCAGGTGGTGGGTGTGCAGGGCCACATATTTTTCTTGATGCGCGCTGATGGAACGCCGCACCACCGAGCGTTCCGGAATGCCCCGCTCTGGCGCACCCAATTCATGCACCGCCAACAGTCCAGCCGAGCCGATCCCGTCTTCCGTCCGGGCGTTGTGCGCGGCAGGAATGCCCACCACCACAGCGCGCTCCCCCAGCGCCTGAAGCCGCTGCGCCAGGGCCTTCCACTTTTTGGGATCGGCGGGCCGAAGGATCGTGACCGCACTCATGGGGCAACCAAGGCCCCCAGGCCGATCATCCGACGCAGCGCCAGGTAACGTTGTCCATACACCGAGGTGGCTAGCCAAGCGTCACTGGCACTGCCAGAGGGCAGCGCCGCGTAGCTGATGTGCAGATCACCGGCCCGCTCGGACACTACCGCGCCTGTGGTGGCGGCGCTGTCGCCCAGCCCTGGGGTGGACCACACAAAATGGGCCGCCAGGCTCGCGATTCCTTGCGCATACGCCGCTCCCCATCGGGACGCGTCCAGCCAGGGATGGGCATCCTCCAGGGCCTGAGCCACGCGTTCCGGGGGCTGGGTGGCAAACTCCGGATAGCGCGCCAGGAACGTGTGAAGCGTCAGTGCCCCGGACATCATCCCTTCCTTCCGGGTTTGCCAGATTTGCCCGGCGTGCTGTCATGGCTGCCGGTCCCCGGAAGGACAGCCGCGCTCCCTTCACCAGAAACCTGCCCTTCACTGTTGGGTGGGCCCGCCCCCTCAGGGGGGCTGTGCGGCTGGAGCGGCTTCTCCTGCTGTTCCTCCCGCTGGACCGGCTCCTGCTGCTGCTCCACCAAATAGCCATTGTCAAACCACAGGCCAATGCCAGGGTGCTGCCGCAGCTGCTCCACGTGTGCGGCCTCCAGGGCCTGGGTGCGTCCGGCCTGAATCGTCACGCCATCCAGGGTGACATCACAGCTGCGGGTATTCTTGAGCATAATCGTGGTCATGGTGCTGCGTTCTCCCCAAAAAAAAAGCGCCTCAGGGCGCTGGTGTGGTCGGTGTTGAATACAACTCAAATGCCATCGGCATACAGGGCTGATTTTGGATAACGAAACTCCACGCCGCTGTATTTGTATTCACCTGGAATATCAAACGTCAGGCCCTTGGGTTGCGGGGGCAAAAACCGGATGGGCATGGGCAGATGCAGCACCAGCTTGGTGGGGTTCTTGGTATACAGCATGGCGCGGGTTGTGCCACCTTCCCCTGCCGTCTCTAAGCCGTAGCCGGTGCGGACGGTCAGATCAAGGCCACGCTCGGCTTTGGCAATGTTGTTTTCCAGCACGTAATGCAGAATGGTTTTATCGCTGTTGTCACTGCGCGGGGTGGAGACGAGATAGTTCATGACGCTACCGGGCAACAGGACGGTATCGATCATCTCCACATAGTGGGTGTTCATCCAAGCGCTGGAGATCAAGGTGTTGAACAAGGCCAGCACCTGGGCGGGCGACTGACCGATCCAAGGCCCCGCGGTGTTCAGCAGGACCGGCACGCCAGGATGGGTATACAGGCCGGTGAGTTCGTCCTCACCAAACAACGCCACATCGTTGATATGGCGCTCATAGGCATCCATCGCGGCATCGGCCCGCGCGGTATTGAGGGGTTTACGCAGAAAGGCCGACTGGCGCAGTTCCTCGGTGGTGTAATCGTAGCCAATGGTGCCCAGCACCACAGGCACGCTCTTTTGTGCGTAGGCCACATCGACCGTCGGAATATCTTCGCCCCGTCCAGAATGCCGCTTGCCGCGTCCGGAATAGTCATACATTTGATAGGTCACCGAGGTCGCGTACTCGCCCGCTTCGGTGCTGATGGGCACCAAATCCCGGTACTGGATGCCTTGGCGCTGGCGGGCGTAGATCGTCGATTCAACATGGGTCAGTTGCGACACCAAAAACGCCAGCGCTTGGGTGGCATCGGAGGTCTGATACCGTGCATCGGTCAGCAACATCGGGTTCAACGCATCGGCCATCTGACGGCGGCGTATGTCAATCATGTTCATGCAGGTGCCTTATTTAAGAATGCGGATCACGCCCAGCGCTCCGGGGGCGGTGGTGCTGTCCCAGCGGGCCTGGGGATAGGAAATCGTTTCTGAAGCGATGGCGGCGGATCGGGCCGCGCCCAAGGCCCCCGTTCCCGCAATGCGGATAGACACCGGATCATCCGGGCGGCAGCCATCCTCGCAGATCACCCAGATGCGACCGATCTCCAACACCGGCACCATCGCATGGGGCGCATACCGGACCTCTCCGGTCGCATCGGCGACCATCGTGACATGGCGGACACTGATCCCTAGGATGGCGGCGTCTGCCCCATCGGGGGCTTTGCAGGTGGCGTCTTTGGGGCCGCGTGCCACAAACAGGCCAAAATCAATGGGCGTCTGGCCCTCGTTCTTGTAGTTGCACAGGCGGCTGGTGTTCAAGTCGATGACTTGCCCCGCAACGCCAAGATCAAGTAAGCGTCCACCATAGGTGGATAGGTCAATTGCGGACATACGTGTTCCTTCGGGTGCTGAAGTGCTCTAGGTGGCATGGGTGAGCTGTTGGATATACGCCGCTCGCGGGTCCAAGTCGGCATCCGATGTCTTGACGACCTGACGCCGTAACGCCTCATTCACCGCCTCAGCAGCCAGCCCTGCCGAGGCCGTCACCGGCGCGGACGCCAGAACGTGAAACGCCAGGTCCACCGCCGTTTGTGCCGCATCGGCCACCCGGACCCCGCCCAGCAGGGTGTCAATCATGGCCGTATGCGTGGGGTGCAGACGGCTCACCACGTCACGGCGGATCGCGCTGCACGGCTTGCCGTCGGTCACCAGGCCCGGCACCAGCCGCTGGGCATCGCCGATCTGTCGTGACATGGCTGCAATCGCTTGATCCCGCTGGTGCGGGTCTTCGTCCGCAGCGCGGGCCGCTTCCAGCGCCGCCAATTGCTTGGACAGCTCCGCAATCTTGGCCACCAATTGCTCCTTGGTCAGCGCTTGGCCGCTATCCAGTTTGATGGGGGCCTGGGCGGCGTGCAGATCCTCTTCCAGGGCATCCACTTTCTCGGTGGCCGTCTTGAGCTTGGTCGCCAGGTGTTCAACCGCGCTGGCTTCCGTCTCTTCAAGCTCTAGGCTGATACCGTCCACACTAATACGGCGTTTGGTCATGGGGTGTTCTCCAAAGGATGGGGGTAAGGCTATGTCGCGATCGGCCACGCGGCACTGGGGTCCAGCACGGCCTGCGGCAACGGTGGCAATGTGGTTGCCACGAATCCGAATCTGTTTCACCTCGTACGCCTCGCCCTCCGGGGTCCAGCCCGGGGTCCAGTCGTACTCGGCGCTGTAGCCGCCGGACAGTTCTTGTTTGCCAGCTTCAATCTTTTCGATGGTCGCCTCATCGGTAATCGTGAGATCGGCCACCAGATACTCCCCTTCGCGCCGTGGATTGCGGGCAAAGCCCACCGCATGGGCGCGCCAGTTCTCGGCGGTCACCTCCTCATCCGGATGCTCATCGGTGATCGGGCGACCATCAAAGCTGGCGATGGCCTCGGCAGCAAACACTTCTTCAGGGGGGCGGTAGACGCGAATCACCCGCTGGGGATCGGCATCGCTCACCCCCAGTTCGTGGGCGGCATAGTGCTGGATGCCGGTGCGCGCAAATCGGGCAGGCACGATCAGATACCCTTCCGGCGTCTTGCGACGTTGGGTCAGTTGGACATCCAAGGTGATCATCAAGGCCCTTCCAGCGTCACATTCGGAATCGCCACACAGCGGCAGTTGTAGTCCTGTCCCGGATGCCCCGTCGCGGGGGGATCGCTCCAGCGGAACACGTTCCCATCATGGGCCGCATGATCCTCACGCACCCGTTCATCCCCGCTGGTCTGCCAGGTGTAGGTCGTTATGCCCAACCCCACTTGCCGGATTTCATTCAACGCCGCATTCATTTTTGATGTCTGATCCCGTGCAATAAACTTCGCTCGTGATGCCGTGGCATCGGTGATCTGTTCCATCTCCTTGGCCACGACGCTGGCGCGTTTGCCCTGCATGACGCCTTGCAACACAGCGGTACCGATCTTGTCGAAATACTGTCGCTGAATGGAGGTGATCAACTGGACATTGACGGCACGGGCCGCGTGTATCTGGTCCCGCACCTGCTGGGCCAGCATCCATGACGTGATGTCGATGCCGAAGGCGGTACGCACCGCGCTGCCAATGGTCTGTACGACCTGACGATCCACACGCTGCACCTGCTGCGCCGCGATCCGCTCAGCCCATTGAGGCAAGCCACCACAGCGCAACGCCGCCCGCCGCAAGGCCGCCTCAATGGCCTGCATAAACTGCGCTGCCAGATAGCCCTGTGGGGCGCTGCCGTCAGGCGCATCACGGGTCATGTGGGGCGGCGATGCGTGGAGCACCGGCAGCACCTCCTCCCGCACCGCCTGGTGCAGCACCCGCACCAAGGCCAGCAGTTCATTCCTATACGTGGCCTCAGCCTGGCGGCTGGGGCGCGGCGGGCGTAACTGCCGCTGCCTGATCCGGCGTCCCTGCAAGCGCAGTAGGTCCGGTAATGTCAACATCCTCAGTGAACCTAAATTCCGTGGGCCGACAAAGATGTCCTTGCGCTCATACAAAGTTTTGTATGATGGCGCATGGTAGGACCCAAACCGATTGAATTCAGAGGCAGCGCTCTTGACGACTTACGCACTTTTCCAGTGAGCGTAAGACGTGAGGCCGGGTACCAGCTTCACCAAGTGCAAAACGGACGCGACGCTGACGACTGGAAGCCCATGCCCACGGTAGGGCGTGGAGTCCGCGAGATTCGCATCCGTGACGCAGACGGCGCTTTCCGCGTTATCTACGTCGCCACGCTGCCCGAGGCTGTCTATGTGTTGCATTGCTTCCAAAAGAAAACTGAGAAAACCACCAAAGGCGATCTTGATGTAGCGGCTAAACGCTACCGTGATCTGTTTAATGAGGTAGGACAATGAGCAACGAGCGATTCACCAGTGTGTGGGATGCCATTGAGGACACTCCCGAAGCCGCCGAAAACATGAAGTTACGTTCCACACTCATGATGGCCCTGAAACAACACATCGAAACGGCTGCGCTGAGTCAGTCTCAAGCCGCTACGCTGTTCGGTGTCACGCAGCCTCGCGTGTCAGATTTAATGCGCGGCAAAATCAACCTGTTCGGCTTGGATGCACTGGTCAACATGGCTGCGGCGGCTGGCATGCATGTGGAAATGCGCGTGCTGAAAGCGGCGTGAGTGCTTCGCCGGTTTTTTATCTGACCACTGCATGATTCCAATCGCAGCCTATGTATTGGAAGCGGGTGCCGTCGTTTCTACCACTGGCAACACATCTGGAACCTCCATCGCCTGAGACAGTTCCGCCGCCAGCGTCACATCGCGTTCGGTGATCTTTGAATAAGTTTTTTGTTCCAGCAGCTCCGCACAGGGCACGTCTGGACCGATGACGCCATGCGTCAAGTAAATCTGATCACGCTCGGCGCGTAGCTTCTCAATGGTTGCCTGTTCTGTCTCGCTCATCTGCCATAGCGAATTGAACTGAATCTCTAAATCCTGCGGACACTCCCCCACAGACGCCCGAAACAGCACGGCGTACAACACCCGCAGCACAGGCCGCAGCTCGTCTTCCTGCTGCGCCTTGATGCGGTCGTAATAATTGCGAATATCACTGTCGCCGGTGGCGTTCATGCCTTTGGGGGACTGACCGAACAACCGGGTTGCCGGAATATCCGCCGCCCCTGAAATATCCATCATGAATTGCTCAATCACATCCTTCACACCCGCAAAGTGATTGGTTTTCTGGGTGTATTCATCCTTAGCATCCAGCAGCAGCATCCGATTGAATGATTTCATCATGGCCGCTAACTGAAAGCGCTTGTGTACCTCTTGCGTCCCTTGGTCCGAGGCGAGCGTGTCGCTGAGTCCAGAGATCCGCAATACATCCACCACCGCCTCAAAAAACATCGACGCCGTGCCCTGGGTCGCGGTGTCATAGCGGCTGAGCGCGTTATACATGGCCTGCAATACCGAATCATGCCAGTAGCCGTTGCCTCTGAATGCCTCCCAGGGCAGTTCCGCTCCAGAGAAGGCAATCATTCGGGAATGGTCCACCCGCTCCACCGATCCGGCAATCTGATAACAGCGCGGTTGCCCGTAGGTCTCACTCAAGGGGTCCTGGTCCATCTGACCACTGCCCAGCGCCACCCGCCAGCGATCCAACACCGTCAGCGATAGCCTGGTCCCCGGCATGACCGAGGCCGGATCAAACGGCAAGCACGGGTCTTGCCCATGCACGTTGATAAACAGCACCGCACCCCCGTACAACCGGGCCCAGGCCAAGGCATCGCGCACCTTGGCGCGTACGTTCAACGCCTGTTCCAGACGATGCATCGGCTCCAGCGCATCGGCGTGCAGCGCCGTATTCAACGTCACCCATTCCCGCGTCATGTCCGTCGCTGGAATATCCACCACCTTGCGCGCCAGCCAATTGGTCCGGTACATCGCCTCCAGTTCTACACGATCAATCACCCGGGGCAGCAGGTACCGCCCATAGCTCATCTTGTCGCGCTGATCGCCTAATCCGGCCACCAGGTTCTGCAAGGTGTCCACGACATGCTGAGGCGCCGCCCCCCGTGTGGCCCGCGTAGCGCGCTTGTTTCGGTTCTGCTGACTCACACCCAGCGACTCCAATCACTTGCAGGATTGGCCAGCAAATCGTTGATTGCATCCACCATCGGATCAATCTGATCATCATGGGCGTGCGTGCCATCAGCGGTGAACGCTTCACACTCGGCCACAAAATCCTTCACCCACGCCGCCTGCGCTGGAATCACCACCCACCCCGCATCAATGTAAGACACCACATCCATCACCCGCGTGAGCTTGTCGGTCACCCGTGCAATCCCAGTCACCGGAATACGCCCCTGACCAGCGCCACCTCTGGCGATGTCCTGAATTAAGCCCGTGCCGCTAGATTTGTCCTCAATCTTCATCTGACGGATCGGAGCCGATACCTTATGGTCGTAGGCGCGATGCGCATTCCAAAAATCAATCGCCCGCCGCTTGAGTTCCGGCGCTTCCCACTTGCCGCGAATCATGTCCAACAAATAAATACGCTTGTCCTCACCCAAGCCCCACAACTGGAACACGCTGTAATCGTTACGCTCAGCCGTCTTCTGCGCCGTATCGCCATACACCGTGCGCGAGAGAATGCGCGGCAGCACCGTATAGCGCCCAAATTGATCCCCTTTGATGATCCCACCGCCCAGCGGACTGGGGCGCTGCTGATATTGACCGCTGAACACATAGCGGTCCGTGGCTTCCAACGCCAGCAACTCGGCTAACGGTTCTTTGTACGGCCAGTAGCTGTAGCGTCCGTCCTGGTCCTGCACATCACGCACCACCTGCCCTTGGACGTGCTCCGGCAAACGGGACACGTAGGCATCATCAATCAATGCCGGAATCTCAATACACTCCCACGCCCCCGGGAATCCCCCAGACTGGATGAACCCCGTTGGATCGTCCTGCGCCAACCGTTGCATGATCACAATGATCGGCGTGTCCGGACTGGCTTTACGACTCTTCACCGTGGACACCAGCTTACGGTTGGCCTTACTGCGTCCGGTCTTGCTGTAGGCATCTTCTACCTTCAGCGGGTCATCAATAATGATCGCCCCCTGCCATCCCGGGGCCATGTGTCCGGCCCGAAACCCCGTCACCTGTCCGCCCAGACTCACCGCGTACACCCCACCGGCTTTCTTGCCATCCACCACCACATTCCAGCGCTTCTTGGACTTGGCATCGTCAGCAATCTCCAACGGCCACAACGCACGATATTCATCAGACTGCACAATCTCCCGCGCCGTCTCCGAATTCAGCAGCGCCAAATCATCCGAATAACTAATATGCAAAAACCGCGCATACGGATTCAGCGCCAACCCTCGCGCCATCAAATTAATCGCCACAAGCTCCGTTTTCGATGATCCAGGAGGCACGTTAATCACCACATCCTTGCGCCGCCCTGCAATCACATCATCCACCACACCAGCAATCACTTGATGGTGCCAATTCACCCTAAACCGCAGTTGCTGACGCTGTTTGAAAAAATACCGTGTGAAAAATAAATGATCTGCTTCGCACCTGGCCTTGATCACCGCTTGATCAATGGCCTGTTCAGTACTTAGCCTCAAGCCGCTTGAGGGCCGAGACGATTTGCTTTTCATCAACTAACGCCAATCCCACCTTCTGTTCAATCGCCTCCCCATCGCGACCGGACACCTCAACGCGTTGCGTGTCTTTCCAGCCAGCGCGTGTCCTCAGCCAAAAGATGATGGCTGTAATATTCGGATTGGTGCTATGCGTGGCTAACCGGAACAAACTTTTAGCCACCTTTGCATTGGCTTGGATATGCCCAGTATCTAACTCCACGCGGTAGTGCTTGCGCAGCGTCGGCGCACTGATTTGCATCACCAAGGCAATCTCCGCATGCGGTATGCCAAACGACGTCAATTGTTTTGCCAGCAGGCGATTCTTATCCGTTGGCACATGTGATTTTCTTCCAGTCTCTGCCATCAACGATCTCTTTAGGAAAAATAAAACATCGGCGTTTTTTTCGTTTCATCGCCCTTCTTTTAATAGACGAAAAAAACTAAAAAAACTGGCCTCATTCGCCCTCTTCCCCGCAGCCCTGCGGTGACCACGGCTGCCCGACGCTGGCCGCCTGTCCCCATGCCGCAACACAGCGCACTTGCGCCGCACAGTGTTCATACGCCAAACGCCATCCCAGCGTTTGGCTCAGTAAGTCGCGGACGGTCTCTACACGCGGCAATGGCCGCGCCTCACACGGCTGCAACAACCCCTGCGGCGGTGCGATGACTTCAACGCGGGTCTGTATGACGGTGACTGGCTTGACAGGAACCCCCGTCGAGCAAGCACCCAAGCACGTCAGGCACATCA